GACAGATTGTTTAAGTGTGACAGTATTCCTGTCATAAAGGAGTTATCGAATGGCTGAGAAAAGTTCCATATCCCGCGTAGGGACTAGTGAGCCATTCGAGCTTCAAGTTGCTCGTGGGCAAATCACCTTCCATAAAACTGTTTTTAAGTTTGGCTACAACGCTGCTGTTGGATCCACCAAGGAAACTATTTGGGAACAAGGCGGTTTATACGCTTATCCCGCATCAGCAACAGTAATGACTATATCAAGCAGCTCAACTGACGACACTGCCGCAGGAACTGGTGCAAGAACAGTAGAAGTTTTTGGCCTAGACGCCGATTACAACGAAATAAACGAAATTGTCACATTGAATGGGCAAACAGCAGTTAATACCACAAAGTCTTACCTCCGTATAAATCGTGGCATTGTCCGCAGTGCAGGTAGTGGAGGTGCAAACGCTGGAACACTTTACGCAGGAACAGGCACAGTGACCGCTGGAGTTCCAGCTAATATTTACCTGACCATAAATGGTGATGGCGACAACCAAACATTGATGGCTCTTTGGACGGTTCCCGCAGGATACACAGCATTCCTTACAAAGATGGCTTTATCCACAGGGACATCTACCAACACCAAAGCCGTTTTGAATGCTAGTCTTGTAGCTAGACCATACGAAGAAGTCTTCCAGATAAAAGAAAGATTTACTCTTACAGATGGCGCACACGAACAGTTTTATACTTTTCCATTAAGGTTCACAGAAAAAACAGACTTAGAGATGAGAGCGTTTTCTTCTTCAGGCTCAGTTGACTTCAATGTGTCCGCCTCAATGGAGTTTGTTTACATTCAAAATGGTTGAGAGAAATCATGACTAGTAAATACCCCGGCATAAAGAGACTACCTTCTGGAGGCATTGAGTACAGAGGAAAAAAGTTTTCTGGTTTCAATAAGCCGCGCAAGTCTGACCGCGCTGGTAAAAAAGGAATGGTTCTTGCTAAAGAAGGTGATAAGGTTAAACTAATTCATTTTGGCGATTCGTCAATGGGTCATAACTATTCACCCGCCGCAAGGAAGTCTTTTAAAGCGCGCCACGCCAAAAACATTGCTAAGGGCAAAATGAGCGCCGCTTATTGGGCTGACAAGAAATTATGGGCTGGCCCAAGCGGATCTAAAAAATCTCCACCTAAATCACAAAAACACAAGAAGTATGGGAAGTCGTGATGGAAAAGGTAGAGGTAACCCTAGCAAGATTAGAAGAGCGCATAGCGCAACTTCAGGACGAGGTTCGGCATGTGCACAAAGAAGTCTCTGACTTAAAGGCACAAGCAAATAGGTGGAAGGGCGCATTCTGGGTAATGATTGCCATTGGTGGCGCTATAGGAACTTTAAGCCATATATTCTTTAGTTGGATAAAATGACCATATCTAGATCAAATATGTCAAAGCAATTAACAGGAAATAAAAAAGCCCCGAAAGGCTATCATTATATGCCAGACGGAAAACTTATGAAAAATAGTGCTCACAAGAAAGGTGCAAACATGAAAAAGAAACCAGTTGTTAAAGCCAATGTTGGCAAGATGCTAGAAACATTTAGCCCTGCTTATAGCATTATGAAAGGCAAGGGGCCTGTTGCTGACTTTGCATCAACGCTGACAGACGCAGGTGTAGGCGGAATTGCTGGCGCTATCGTAAATGAAAAGCGTAAGAAAATGGGCGCTACACCAGAAACTGGAATGGAAGCCAACAAGATGCAAGGTGCTACGCCATTGGCTGGTGGTGGGTATGTAAAGCGCTCAAAGCCTATTGATGGCGCCGCTGTCAAAGGCAAAACAAAAGGCCGCATGTGCTAGGAGATGTATTATGAGAGCCGCAAAGATGAGGTGTGCCGCTAAGAAGCCAGTAGCATTAAAAGGTGGCGGCTCCACAAAACGCAACCCAATGGCAAAGACACTGCAACAAAAGCAGTTCGGGCCAAAATTAGTAACGCCCAAGAAGGGCAAAGGATCTTACACAAGAAAGGGCAAGCCCCTTTCTTTCTCGTCTGGGGGTAAAACAAAATCTCGTGTCAATGAGTCTGGTAATTATACGAAGCCTTCTCTTCGAAAGCAATTATTTGAGAAGATCAAGTCCGGCGGCAAAGGAGGAAAGCCCGGACAGTGGTCTGCTCGCAAGGCGCAGATGCTTGCTAAAGAATACAAATCAGCAGGCGGAGGTTATAAAAACTAAGCGCTAATGATACATGTATTTTTATTAATGGTTTACATCGGAGTGGGAGATGAAAGAAGACTAATAAGTAATGACATGTATTTTGCTGATATAGTTAGATGTAACTTTTTTGCGAAAGAAGTTTCTAGGAGGTACGGGAACTATCAAGACATTCAAAGTATGGACGCTAGGGATAAAGTGACGGCGTATTGCGTTCCAAAGTTAATTAAAAAGGGGAGCGTAATGGTGTATTAATGGACCCAATCAGCGCAATCAGTATAGCAAGCACAGCTTACTCTGCCATAGTCAAAGGCTTTCAAGTGGGCCGCGATGTGGAATCTATGGCGGGAGATTTGGGAAGGTGGATGGGCGCCATACAAGATGTAAAAAATAGCCATGAAAAAGCAAGGGGCAGGAAGTTTGGGAGTATAGAAGAGGAAGCGCTTGAGACATTTGCCGCTAAGAAAAAAGCGGAAAGAATGGAAGAAGAGTTAAGAAATTTTATAAAAATGAATTATGGTCATAATGCTTGGGACCAAGTAATAAGGATACAAGGTGAGATAAGAAAAGCAAGGCAGGAAGAGCAAGAGCGGCGCAAAAAGGAGTTTGAAGAACTTATAACAATTACAGCCATCATCTTGGGATTACTCATATTTGCTGTTATAATAACTGTGTTAATTTGGAAATTTAAATATGCCGCTTAAGAAACCTCAAAAGAGTCTGAAGGCTTGGACAAAACAAAAGTGGAGAACTAAGAGCGGTAAGCCATCGACTCAAGGTTCAAAGGCTACTGGTGAGCGCTACCTGCCTGAGAAGGCAATCAAGGCTTTATCTTCTAAAGAGTACGCGGCCACAACAAAAGCAAAGCGTAAGGGGACAAAGGCTGGCAAGCAGTTTGTTGCACAACCTAAGAAGGTAAAGGCAAAAGTTAAAAAGTATAGGAATGTTTGATAATGGCTGTTGTTACACCAGATCTACCAGAAATTTTTGAAGAAGCATTTGAGCGGGCTGGCTTGGACATGAAAACTGGGTACGACCTAAGGACAGCGCGGCGTAGTTTGAACCTGCTAACATTGGAGTGGCAAAACCGTGGACTTAATCTCTGGACTATTGATGCTGGCACACAGGCTCTTACAGCGGGCACAGCAACTTATACAATGCCTACAGACACTATTGACCTCATTGAACACCAGATTCGTACAGGCAGTGGAACAAGCCAACTTGATACTAACGCACAGCGTATCAGCGTTTCTACATACGCTCAAAACGGCTCTAAGAATGTACAAGGAAAGCCTTCACAAATTTATGTTGACCGTCAAGCAACAAATGTTTCGGTTACTCTCTGGCCTGTACCGGACAGCAATGACTACACTCTCGCGTATTATAGACTTCGTGGGATCTCTGGGGTCTCGTCTGGGATAGGCACAACAGCAGATGTTCCGCCAAGATTTGTCCCCTGTCTGGTTTCGGGGTTGGCGTATTACATAGCCATGAAGAAGCCAGAAGTTGCGGGCCGTGTAGGGCCGCTTAAGCAAGAGTATGAGTTTCAGTTTGAGTTAGCCGCTAATGAAGACCAAGACTCGTCATCTATTAAGTTCGTGCCTTACGATACATTCTACTTAGGAGCATAACATGGCATCATCAGTAAAAGTTAAATCCGGGGATACACTGTCTCAGATTGCAAAATCAAAAGGTGTCACCCTTCAAGCATTGCTTGCGGCGAACCCTGACATTAAGAACGCAAATATGATTCGAGTTGGCCAAACTATTAAAATGCCAAAGGCTAATAGCGTACCGGGCAACACTAAGGGCAGTCCATACGGTCGCATGTCTCAAACCCAGATGAACATGCTCAAGGGGACCAAAGATCAACAAAGGGCGGTAACATCTGCTCTTCGTAGCGAAGTATCTCGTTCAGGCGCGCAGACTACGCCTACACCTAAAAAGGAAAAAGAAATTCTTAATGCACCTTTTAATAAGTTACGTGAACGTGTACTAAAAAATAAACCTACAAAGAAACCATCTTCAAACTCTGGTAGCATGAGTGGGTTGCGGGATGATGATGTGGCGGCGAAGAAGGGCGGCATTATGAGGGGCGATCACAGCGGTAAAGAGCTTAAAGCAAAACAAAATAGAACTAAAACTTTGCTTGGGTCAATAGATGAAGTAATGAACCCGGGCGGTAGAGAAAATCAAAAAAAGCGATTTGGCGGTGCTAGAAATGTACCTGCTTTAAGTGAGATTGCGCAAGGCACATACAATTACGCAAAGAAAAAACTTGCGAATCCCTCTAAGAAAGTTTCAGGTAGCATGAGTGGGCTTAAGGAAGGTGATGTGGCGGCAAAAAAAGGCGGTTACATGAAAAAGTATAAGTCAGGCGGAAAGACTTCATCAGAAGAAAACCGTTTGACTAAGTTGGGCCGCGCTAAGAAACCTCGGAGCCAACAGGGTAACAGCATGGCTAATGATGTTACCACCAGCCTCGGTCGCACACGCGCTGACATGGAGGCTGTAGCTCGCGGTGGCGTAAAAGCAAAAAACAAGGGCGGCATTATGCGTGGCGCTGGCGCCGCTACACGCGGTAAGAAGTTTGGACGGTGTAGTTAATAAATGGCTAATGCTAGGGGAAAATATGCCTACGGCATCTGCGATAGGACAGGGTTTAGATACAAACTAAACGAACTTGTTTACGAGGTTGTCAATGGCGTTAAGACTGGTCTAAGGGTTGGGCGCGATGTGTTTGACCCAGACCAACCCCAGAACTTTGTAGGGCGAGTTAGGACTAACGATCCTCAGTCATTGAGCAATCCTAGGCCAGACAGAACTGAGCCAGCCACAGCAAACCAATTAGGCAACAACCCATTTAAGACCGGGACCCCCGGTGCAACAACAGACATTACGGTAACGGAAACAAATCATGGCAGGGATAGCGGGGACACTGTTAGGTTTAGAAACGTGGATGCGTTTGCTGGTATCTCGAAAAGTGCGATAGAACTTTCTTCTGGGTATGAGATTACAAAGGTAGATGCAAACACATATACTGTAACTGTATCTGCCACAGCAAGTGGCGCTGATATATATGGCGGTGGGACACTGGCAAGCGCTGGGCCTGTAACATTTAGCGCATAGAGGTAAAGATGTCTTTTACATATGGCGAACTTAAAACGGCTATACAAGATTTCACAGAAAATGATGAGACATCCTTTGTTTCAAACATACCAGTGTTTATCCGTGCGGCTGAAGAGCGTATTTTAAAAAGTGTAGACCTAGAAAACTTTAGAAAAAATGCTACGTCTAATCTTACTTCAGGTGACGAGTATCTTTCTTTGCCTTCAGATTTTATGGCTCCGTTTTCTTTGTTTATTTCTCAAAGCGGTTCTGAGGCTTTCCTTTTGGAAAAAGATGTAAACTTTATGAGAGAGGCATACCCAGACAGAACATCAACTGGGACGCCAAAGTATTACGCAATATTTGATACATCAGCAACAGCGGTAGGCGGCAATGTGGCGGGTAACTTTATCCTTGGTCCAACGCCCGATTCTAACTACGCAGTAGAACTGCATTACTTTTATAGACCAGCCAGCCTTACTGCTGGCGCTGATACAGAATATACATGGCTCAGTACCAACGCGCCTAACGCCCTGCTTTATGCTTCACTAGTAGAAGGTTATATCTACATGAAGGGTGAGCAAGACATTATTGCCATGTATGAGGGACGCCTCAGCGAAAGCATGAGTCGCCTTAAAGACTTGGCAGAGGCGCGCGAAAATGATGACGCTTACAGAGAAGGTCTACCTCGTAGACCTCGCACATAAGGAGTAAACTATGGCAACAAGTAACGCCGCAACCACATATCTTGAACACGCTGTTCTAGATTTTATTTTCAAGAACAACTCGGAAAGTTTTACCACTCCGGGCAACAGCATTTACATTGGATTGGCTACGGCTGTTTCTAATCCAGAAGCTGGCACAGTTACCGAGGTAAACACAACTACAGAAGATGCTAACTATGCTCGTCAGCAGGTGACGGCAGCTAACTGGACACTGGCTTCTGTCGCAACAGATGCTCAGACAGTAACCAATGCGGCAAACATTGAGTACAGTGCATCGAGCGGTATTTCTTCATATACTGTGACGCATGTGTTTATTGCAGATGCTTCCACAAGCGGCAACATCTTGTTTATCGGTGCACTTGACGCCAACAAGACCATTGCTTCTGGTGACATCTTCCGCATCAATGCTGGTAACCTAACCGTTGAGTTGAAGTAACATGGCGCTAGTTCTCGCTGACCGAGTTAAGGAGACGACAACCACCACTGGCACTGGCACTTATACGCTTGCTGGTGCGGTAAATGGTTTTGAGTCTTTTAACAGCGTTGGCGATGGCAACACAACATTTTACTGTTGTTCAGATGGCACCGACTTTGAGGTTGGTATAGGTACATACACTGCATCTGGTACGACCTTGGCCCGTACTACGATTTTGCAGTCAAGCAACTCTGACGCGGCGGTGAACTGGGGGGCTGGCACCCGTACGGTATTCTGTACGCTTCCAGCCGAAAAGATAGTGCATGACGATAACTTACAGTCTGAGGGTCTTGTTTACTTTGACCCAGCAGGTGAAGCCGTAGCACTGGCGATAGCATTAGGATAGAGAAATGGCAAATGCATTCAAATCAGAAACGGATACAGCAATCGGCACATCTCCTGCCACTGTCTATACTTGTCCATCTTCTACTCAGGTAACAATTATTGGCTTGACTGTTGCTAACATTGTCACGAGTCAAATAGAGGTTGATGTACAGTTGGATGCAAGCACTCGCACTAGTGGCGCGGAAGACAGCGTGTATGTCATTAAGGATGCCCCTGTTCCAGTAGGGTCTTCTTTAGTTGTCATTGGTGGAGAACAGAAGGTTGTAATGGAGCCGGGGGATACCTTAAAGGTTACCTCTAACACAGCTTCATCAGCAGACGTGGTGGTGTCTTTACTGGAGATCAGCTAATGGGTTACCTTGGTGCAGGTGTTACACGCTTTAACACGGCAGATGGACTGACCGTAACAGGTGATGCTGATATCACAGGCGCTATCACGACTGATGGCCTGACCACTACTGCCAATGTTAACTTCGGCGACAACGACAAGGCTATCTTCGGTGCTGGCTCTGACCTTCAGATTTATCATGATGTAAGTCATAGTTACATCGTTGATAACGGCACTGGAAACTTGCGAATAAAGGCGCAAAACTTTCAGGTTTTGGGCAATGCAGACAGCGAAGCGCAGATTGAAGCGTATCAAAACGATGGCGTTTATTTGTATTTTGACGGCAATCAGAAACTCGCCACCACCTCTGGCGGCATTGATGTCACTGGCACTGTGACGGCTGATGGGCTGACGGTTGGTGACGGTCATCAGATTGGCGATGAAACTACTTACGACAATCTTGTTATTAAAAGTAGCACTGATGAGAATATGGTTTTGTCTGCTGGTGGTACAGGGCAGTTTATTTACAAAACTGGTTCAACCACACTGGACAACGGCAGTGAGAAGATGCGCCTCACTAATGATGGAAAATTAGGGCTGGGGACGAGTAGTATTAGCGGAAACGATGGAACACTTATTGTTGAGGGAAGTGATGGCAAGCATCCAATAATAAAAGGAAATGATGGCAGCGGAAATGGATTTACGCTTCTTGCTGACAATTACCTATCAACCGAAAGTCAGCTTAATTTGGGGTTGAGTCACTCTGGCTCCAACGTAGTCCTTTCAAGAAATTGCAAAGTTAGTGATGTGGCTGATGACACTTATTTATCGTCACAAGACGTTTATACAACAAAACCAGCCGCTTTTACTTTAGACGAAGATGGTTCATTCCGATTTTACAATACAAATACTAGTGCAACTCGCTCTGTAGATAGCACTGTTACTTTAGATGAACGTATGCGTATCGACAGTTCTGGCAACGTGGGCATTGGTACGAGTTCGCCGCAAGCAAGGGCTGAAATATCTGGTGGGCTGGATAACCGTTTAAGAATTAATTCAACAGACGGCACAACATCAAATAACTACGGTATTGACTTTTCAACTGCTGGGACTGTTCGTGCAGGTATAAGATATAATGCAGGAAACAACTATCTAGCTTTTTATGGTTATGACAACACAGAACGTATGCGCATCGATAGCAGTGGCAACGTGGGCATTGGGACGAACAGCGCGACCGCTAAATTGGATATGTCAGATGTCTCACGCTATACTTTTAATGTTGGTAATGCCTATACGCTTCAGACATCTGTAAATGCCGCAGTGTCAGCCTTTGTTGACGATTATAAAAACGCTGCACAACATATTTGGCAAACCAGCGGCACAGAACGTATGCGTATCGACAGTTCTGGCAACGTGGGCATTGGGACGAGTTTGCCAGATACGTCACCATCGACCAAACTACATATCCGTGAAGATGATGCTGTTGATTACAAGGCAAGGGCTGTTGTTCAAGCTACAGACCAGCGTCTAGTTGCTGGCTCACATTGGCAGTCTGGGGTTACGGCTTATTCATATCTTCAAGCAACCAACGATGCTGAAACTATACCAAACAATCTTTTGTTAAACCCAGATGGCGGCAACGTGGGCATTGGAACGGATTCGCCAGCGGCTAAACTTGAGGTTTTGGGTTCAGACGATGCTAATAATTTAATCGTTGGTCATAACGATACTGATTTTGCCGTTTATACAGATAGCACAGTCGGTGAAGTTAGGTTAAAAGCTGAAGATGGAAGCGGCAGTAACTTTTCTAAGTTTATGTCATTTTACACACAGCCCTCTGGTTCTTCCGCCGCAGAACGTATGCGTATCACACCAGACGGCAAAGTGGGCATTGGAACGAGTTCGCCTTCTTTACCGCTTCATATTAATGGTTCATCTGCTGGTGATGGTATTGTTTATTCACGTTCTGGCACAGAGTATTTCCGCATTGACGATACTGGCACTGATATGAACATTAAGACTACTGGCGGTGGTCATACAATAACTTTTAATACATCTGGCTCAGAACGTATGCG